GATCTGCGCATGTCTCGTGGGCTCGGAGATGTGTATAAGAGACAGCCGGAATACATTCCGTTGCCCGCAATGAAAGTTCCCAACGACCCGCAGGGGCTTATAATTACCAAATGGCAGTTATCCCCGGAGGAATTGGAGAGAGTGAAAGAAACCGGAACAATACATTTGTCAATGCTGACGTTTAACCAACCATTGCAACCCGTATTGTTGACGGTAGATTTTCCAAGCGAGCAGAAAGAAACATAACTTAAAAACAAAGTATATGGAAAGTAAAAAGAAAAAGCGTTTGTTTATCCATGTGGGCGACGTGAGGATTGCGCCGGACATTATCAGCGCATACGCACCGATAAGCAACCCGACAAACCCGACGGGCGTACAAATCATTTTCCCGAACGGTCGGTATTTGGAGATTAAGACAACCCAGCAGGAACAACAAAGAGTTATTGCGACGTTGGATAAACTGAAAGAGCCAACAACGGTTTAACAAGCAAAAAACGCCCCGGAATTTCAACCGGGGCTTTGCCGCATATAGACGGAAAGCAAAACGGGCTAAAATTAGCCCCATAGAACGACGATAATTCAAAAGACAATAAAAGTATCAAGTAACAAACAAAACCCGCTTAAAACGAAAATTCCCCGAAAATAACAAGCAAAGGGAAAGCGACGTTTGAGAGGAAAGCAAAAGACTTTGCCGTTATAAAAAGGTTGGAAAATGGAAGCAAGTAAAAGACAAAGGGGCGGACGCCCAAAGATGTGCAAGCGAACGAAAGACCAAAGGGAATTTGATTTGTCGTTTTGCTCAAATCTGTTTTTGCGTGGTTACACGTACAAAGAGATTTCCGAAAGACTTAATGAAGAAAACGCCCGGCGTGGCGTCGGTTACACAATCAGTAAACAAATGGTTTATTGGGATATGCAACAATTGCTTATTGAGTGGAAACGTGAGCGCATGGAAAATATAGACGATTACGTTACGCAGGAATTGCGAAAGTTGGATAAAATGGAGGTTGAATTGTGGGAGGCGTGGGAGCGTTCCAAGACCGGGAAATTGCGAGAGAAAAACAGACAGAACGCAAAGCCCCGTAAAGTTTTAGAGGATGGCGACAACCCGGAATATTACGGGTATGAGGAAACCACAACGGAAACGTCCGCCGGGAACCCCCGGTTTTTGGATTTGCTTTTGAATGTGCAGCAACGCCGGGCAAAGATGTTGGGATTTGATGCACCAATTAAAGTTGAGATTCCGGGAATAGAAAAAAGCATAAACGGAGATGCACCGCAATATGATGTATCAGCAATTCCGGAGGATTTATTGTTTGCGGTTGCTGACAAATTACAATCAGCAGAGTATAAAAAGATATTGGCAGAGAAAGGAGTAAACGACGATGGCACGGACAATAAAGAATAATATCAAGAAAAAGGACGAACCGCAGCCCGTACACACGTGCGGGGAGTGTGGTTGGGGTTCATTTTATTATGAACATTCAAATTTAGATACAAACGGAAAGCCTATTTGTCTGAATTGCCCGTTTGTAACCAACCGTAAAATGATTCGTTCGGAAAAAGCGTGTGACAAATGGAAACCAAAAGCGAGAAAATAAGATGCAAAATGTTTTCGTTGTCACGAACCCACAACGGATAAAAAAGAGAGTAAGCAAAACCATATAAAAACTATCAATTTGTAAAATATGGATAATGAGCAGTTGTTGAAAATGTATGCAGCATTGAAAAATAACCCCGGCGAGATAGTCAAAGAGGCGTCACGCCATAGGTTGTTAAACTTTGCCCGGTATATGCAACCGGATTTAGCATTGGAACCGTTTCACGTCGTTTATTATACGTTGTTGGATATGTTTGCGCATGGCAAAATACGAAAGATGATTGTACAACAGCCGCCGCAACATGGAAAATCGGAGGGGTCAAGCCGCAAATTACCCGCATTTATGTTGGGGTTAGACCCCGACCGCAAAATATGTATCGGTTCGTATGCGGCGACAATCGCACGGGATTTTAACCGGGACGTTCAACGAATAATCGACACGCCCCGGTATCGTGAATTATTCCCCGGCACGTACTTAAATGGGTCGAACGTCGTAACAATGGCGAATACCTATTTGCGCAATTCCGATGTTATCGAAATGGTCGGGCGTAAGGGGTCGTTGCGTGTCGTCGGTCGTGGCGGTTCGCTGACGTCTAAAACCGTGGACGTTTCGATATTGGACGACGTGTATAAAGATTACGCCGAGGGTAACAGCCCGATAGTACGGGCGGCGGCGTGGAAATGGTACACGACCGTTGTACGCACCCGTTTACACAATGATAGTCAAGAATTGATTGTATTTACCCGTTGGCACGACGACGATTTGATAGGGCGCATTGAAAAGAGCGGCGAAACGATTATTGATGTTAAGTGTTGGGCGGATTTGGAGGACGTAACGCCGGGGGCGTGGGTGCGCATAAACTTTGAGGGGTTGAAAACCGGGGAACCGACCGAGATAGACCCACGGGAACCGGGGGCGGCATTATGGGAAAGCCGACACAGTAAGCAAAAGTTGGAAGCGCAAAAGGCATTAGACCCGGTGCAATTTCAATGCCTGTATCAAGGCAACCCCGGTTCCGCCGAGGGTCGATTGTACCAACCTTTCAAAACGTGGGTCGAAAAATCCGATTACGGCACGTACATTCGTTCCGGCGCATACATTGACGTTGCCGACGAGGGCGACGACCTGTTGTTTGCCGCAACGTATGACGTGTATAAGTCCGACAATCTGTTTTTCAACGAGAAAACAAAGCGCATGGAGCCGATATTGTTTGCCCTTATTACAGATATGGAAATGACGGACGAAAATACGGACGTTACAACCGTAACCGTCCCGGCGATGATTAACCGGAACGGGACGCAAAAAGCGTGGGTTGAGAGCAACAACGGTGGTGCGGGTTATGAAAAGGTTATCAAAAAGAAAGTCCGGGCGATTACCGACCCGTTTTATCAAGGGGGCAACAAGGAAAGCCGGATAATAACAGCGTCCGCAATGGTTAATCAACATATAATTATGCCGTTCGGTTGGGAAACCCGGTACAAAGCCGTTTACGACCATGTAACCGGATTTTTGCGCAATTTCGGAGCCAATACGCACGACGACCCGGAGGACGGATTGACCGGAATATACGAAAAAGAGTTGGCGGACGGCGATACACGACCATACAGCCAAGCAACAAGGGGCGTTAAACGTCGTAACTAACAATTTATTTCATATACGCAAGAGTTTAACGGAAAAATATTATAACTTTGCAAAAGATAAATGGGGTAAAGGGTTAGCCCCGGAGATAGTAAAACGAGTTTTAAACATTAAAATTTTAGGATTATGATTTGTAAGTGTCCGGCGGGTACGGCTTTGCCCGATATTCCCGTAAGTAATTGCCCGGAAAGTTTTGGGCAGATTCAGAAAGTAGCATTTCAAAGATTGTACAAAAGCACCGGAGAAAAAAATTCATTTACAACCGATGCAGGTATTGAAAAAAAAGTGTCGTGGACGCCGTTGTTGTCGGCTGACGATGATACAAAGATTGTTATTTCCCCATACATTCAAGCCCCGACAGCAGAAGCAGGCGCACCAAGAACGTTTGGAGGTGGTAACGAAACATTGGGGGGCGTTGAAGAAATTGTGGGACGTGAGCCAACGCCATTTACCGGGGTTATGCGAAAGTTGCCACAGAAAATTATCAAGGCTTTGAAAGAATTGCAGTGCGAAAGTTGGGGCGACAATTTGGGCGTTTATCTGTTTGACGAAAACGGCGCAATTGGAGCAATTCAAGACGCAAAAACAGCAACAACTCATTATCCGATTCCAATACGTTCTTTGTTTATCGGCGATAAAACATTGGGCGGATATGAGGCACCGGATAGCAACAATATTCAATGGGTATTTTTGCCGAATTGGTCGGATGATTTGGCAATTATTGTTCCGGAGGATTTCAACCCGTTAACTGATTTAAAGTCGGGAGCATAGTAACGTTAGGGGATTTTTCAATTGATTTTTCAAATGACTTTGCGGTTGTTATTCATTCAACAAATGAGTATTCAGTAAATTACGTTAAGTCTATGGTAAAACAAAAGAAAAGAACGAGGCTATGACAAAGACAACAAAAGTTTTATTGGTTTGTCCCCAACACAATATGAAACGAGAATTTGAGATAACGCACGCCGAACGTTTGTTGATGATGGGAAATAACGGCGGATGGCAGTTGCCGGAAAACTCAAATTTTGAATTTAGCAAAGATTATGGGATTAGGTATAAACGACATAAAAAAACAGATTACGGAGCAAAAGAAAGGGGCGACGATTAACCGTGCGATTGTACACCAACAGCGCATTAAGTTTCACGCCGAAACCTTTGTTGCGCCGTATATCAGTCAACCGTTAACGGATTTTCTGAATTTCGTTTCAAACATTATACCCGACGATAAGTTTAAAATTTTCAAAACTCTTTTCCGTTACCCCGTTAAGACCAACGAGGTAACGGGAATTTGCTTTGATAAGTTGAGCCGAATTTTTGACGGTCGTAACCCGGCGTTCAATTATCAGTTTATGGAGAGCGGACAAAGGGACGATTGGGAGTATTATAGACAGAACGTTTTAAGGGAGCCGGAAATTTGGAGTTCTAAAGGGTGGGAATATTTCAAAACCGAAATTAACAGCGTTCTAATTGTGGATTTGCCAACGGAGCAAGACGCCGCCGATAAATACCCCCGTCCGTATTTCTATTGGTTGCCAATTGAGCAGGTAATAACGTTTGATGCAGACCCGGTAACGGGCGTTATGCGATGGATAATTTTCAAGCAGGACGACAAACGTATTGCAGTAATTGACGATGAGAGATACCGGGTATTTACGGAGAAAGACGGGAATATTGGCGATTTGCTGATTGACAGCCCCTACGATTTAGGTTATACCCCCGCCCGTTTCTTTTGGAATGAGGCAATAAGTTTGAGGGAACCCGATGTTAAGGCGTCGCCATTGACCGAGCAGTTGGAAAGCATGGATTGGTATCTGTTTTATCATATATCAAAACGGCATTTGGATATGTACGGTTCATATCCTATTTATTCCGGCTATGAACAAAGTTGCGATTTCAGCAACGCAGAAAATGGCGATTATTGCGACGGCGGGTTTTTGAAAGACAAACAAGGACGTTACAAGTTAGACCAAGCCGGGATATTAGAGCGTTGCCCGAAATGTGGCGACAAACGAATTGCCGGGGTTGGTTCTTTTGTTGAAATACCCGTTCCCGATGGCGACAAACAACCGGATTTGCGCAACCCGGTTCAGATGTTGACCGTTGACCGTAATAGTTTGGATTATAATGTTGCCGAGGAAGAGCGATTGCGCAACAATATTATCACGTCTATTGTCGGAACGAATGAGGAAATAACAACACGAGACGCATTGAACGAACAACAGATAAAAGCAAATTTTGAGAGCCAAAGCACAATTTTAAACCGGGTAAAGAAAGGATTTGAGGCGGCGCAACAATTCGTTGATGAAACGGTTTGCCGATTGAGGTACGGCAATTTGTTTGTTTCTGCAAAAATCAATTTAGGCACGGAATTTTATATTTACGATGCAATGGAGTTGCGGAAACGTTACAAGTTAGCAAAGGAAACCGGAGCAAGTGAGGCAGAATTGGACGCAATGCAAAACCAAATTATCGAAACGGAGTACCGGAACGACTCGACCCAATTACAACGTATGTTAGTGTTGGCAGAATTGGAGCCGTACCGACATTTAACCCGTGCCGAGGTATTAAATTTATATGGGCAACAGATAATTAGCGAACCGGAATTGCGTGTAAAACTGAATTTTGCTAATTTTGTTCGCAGATTTGAGCGAGAAAATACAAATATTTTGGAATTTGGAACGCAAATACCATTTTCCGAGAAAATAAAAGTAATAACTAATAAATTTTACGAGTATGCAAATGAAAAAAACGTTTAACAACGAAGTTTGGCAGGACGTACAAGGATTTGAAAGCATATATCAAGTTAGCACAATGGGGCGTGTCCGTAGTCTAAAGAAAGGGATAATTAAAATATTAACCCCGTGTATTAATAATATGGGCTATTTGATTTTAACCTTTTACGCAAATGGCAAACAAAAAACATTTCATGTGCATAAATTAGTGGCTAATACATTTATTCCCCGAATAGAGGGAAAAACATACATTGACCACATAAATGGCGTAAAGACAGATAATAGAGTTGATAATTTGCGTTGGTGTACTGCAAAAGAAAATGCAAACTTTGAATTGTCTATTGAAAACAGAAAAAAGGCAATGCGTAAAGTATGCGGAAAATCAGTAAATCAATATGATTTGGATGGTAATTTTATAGCTACATATGCAACATTGAAAGATGCGGAAAATATAACAGGAATTTATTACCAAAACATTCGTGCGTGTTGTATAGGAAAATATAAAAGAGCCGGGAAATATACTTGGAAGTTTAATAATTAAAGAACAAAATTATGAGAGTAAAAGCAGAAACAGAGGGTAAAACAAAAGACGTCAATATTTTAGACGTTACCCCGGAAAATTTTATTGTACCAAAGGGCGAGGAAGATTGTTATCATTGCCGAATTGAGGTTAAGAAATTCAACCAAGACACGGGCGAAAGAATTTCAAAACCACGTATGCAGGTTTTCGGCAAAAAGTTCTTTGAATCTTTTGGGTTGCACAATTTGAGAAAGCAGGGTTTTACCGTTGATGTAATGCACGACCCGAACAAATGGTTGCAGGAAAACGAGGCTAAATTGGAGGCAGAAAAACAGAAGAAAGCCGAAGCCGGTGCAAAAGCCAAAGCAGAGGCAGCAGAGGCAGAGAAAAAAGCAATGAAAGAAGCTATGAAAGCCGAAATTCTTGCAGAACTGAAAGCCGAGGGATTGTTGGCAACGGCGGCAAAGCCGGGAGGAAAATCAAAGGAAACACCGGAAGCAAAGCAGGATGCGCCGGAAACAAACAAATAAGTTAAACCAAAAAATTATAAAGATATGGCACAGATTGCACAGCAGGACAATTTGATTGTTACAAGTACGAAACCAATTGCGACGATAGACGAAGCCGCAAAAAAGAAATTGAAAGAATGTATTGAAGCCGGAACGATTAACGATGTTATTGTAGTAACACCGGAAACGGAAAAAATAACAAACAAATCAAAGGTATTGGCATGGTCGAAAGACGTAACAACACCGCAGGCACCAACATATAAGGTTGCGTTGGTAGATTGCAATACCGGAAAGTTGATCGTATTTAGTTTGAGTTAATAATAAAAGGGTAATATTATGGCATTAACAAGAGAAATTTTGGTAGCGAATGCGGCTTTGTCCGGTTTGACTGACGAACAGATTAACGCAATTACAACGTTATCACAGAATGACGAAAATAGTGTAATAGCAAAGAAAACCGGGGAAATTTACGGCAATTTGGATGCGGATATTTTGACAGCGTCCGGAGTTGAGAAAAACGGAACTGAAAAAACATACGATTACGCAAAACGTGTGTTGGGAGATTTTAAGACAAAAGCGGAAAGCGTTACCGGGTTGGAATCACAGATTGCAACATTGACAAAAGAGAAAACCCGTTTGGAAAAAGTAATTGCCGACGGTGGAGCAGATGCAGAAACCGCAAAGCAATTAAAGCAGGCAAAAGCAGATTTGGCAAACGTTACAACTCAATATACAGAGTTGAACAAAAAGTTTGAGGCAGAAAAAGAAAACCACGCCAAAGAGTTGTTCGGCATTAAGATAGACAACGAATTGCAAACAGCGTCCGCAGGGCTTAAATTTAAGGCAGGTTTGCCGGAAAGTGTAACAAAGGTTATTTTGCAGCAGGCTAACGATAAAATCAAGGGAATGAACCCGGAATATATCGACGATGGCAAAGGCGGCAAAATTTTGGCGTTTAAGGACGAAACCGGGGCGATTATGAGAAACCCGAACAATCAGTTAAACCCATTTACGCCGGGCGAGTTGTTAACCCGTGAATTGGACGCAATGGGAATAATTGACAAAGGACGCCAACAGCCGGGAGGCGGAACAATCCCGCCGGGAGGTAGAGGCGCAGGCGGTAGCGTAGTAATTGACGTTGCAGGATGCAAAACACGTGTTGAAGCATACGACGCAATTAGTAACAATCTGATGGCGCAGGGAATGACCGCAGATTCCAAAGAGTTTGAAGATGCAATGGCGCAAGCATGGAAAGACAACAATATTGCAGCATTGCCGGAGAGATAAAACAACCACGGGTAAAGGGTAAACCCGCATTAATAACAATTTAAAATAAAACATTATGAGTTTAATTGCAACAAGATTACAGAATTGGCGAGTTCAGAACCCGGAATTTGACCGCAATATGACCCGCCCGTGTGAGTATGGCGCATTAGATTTCTTTATTGAGCAAACCAACGCCGCAAATTCCATTATTAACCCAAAGTTGAGGGAAAGGGCGTTTGCCTCAATGGGTAATACCGTGCAAATCCCGGTTATCAATTACGATGGCGATGTTACCGTTGGCAACGTCCGTTCATGTGTAATTGAGGACGACGAAAATACGTCCGCACTTTATACCGTTGTGTGGGCAACATACACAATCGGTTTTACTATGGTCCCGGCGGCTTATACGAACAATGAAATTTCGTATGAACACGACTTTTACCGTAAAATGGAAAAATATACACGTGCGTTGGCTGATGCGTTAGACAAAGGCGCAATTGCAGCGTTGGAAGCACAGAAAGCGCATGTATTGAAAGACAAATTGAATTATGACTTTTCCGGTAACGTTATCAAGGTTAAAAAGGAAATGGCAACCGAAATTTTGGGCGACATTGACCCAATTATGAGAGCCAATTGTTACCCACGTATGCCGCATATCGTTTGCAACGCCGGAATCGAAAGTTTGGTTCGCAAGTTGGCGCAGCATGGAGCGACAAACGACGTAAACAAACAATTGGAATACGCCGGAAAGAAATTCCATTACACCAATAACGTAACTAACGAAAGCGGACAGAACGGAACATTCTTTGCCGTTGAGGATGGAAATATTGGCGTGTTAACCCGTGTTGACCGTGAAGCATTGCGCCGTACACGTGCCAATTTCCATGAATGGGACGTTGTACGTTTGCCGATGATTGATTTGCCCGTTGGTTCACATTACTATACTTCGGTTGGCGACCAAAGCGGAACCGTTGGAGCAGCAACAGAGGATTTGACTTGCGCCGTTAAGGAGTATTTCGGATTTAGCGTTGACGTTGCTTTTTTGGTGGCTTATAATAGCGACCCAAGTACAATTGCAAATCCAATTATCAAAGCACAGATTGCAGCACGTGACCAAAATGAACCTTTGGGTATGCCTGTATATGTTACCAACGCCGCAGCATTTCCCAGCGCATAACATAAGGTAAAAGGATTGTATAACCGGGGGCGGGGTTTTCCCCCGTCCCTTTTTTTATTTGCATTATGTATCGAATAAAAGACATACAAGCAGCATTATTGAACGTCTTAGGTTGGGAACAATCATACAACCCGAAAACATTCATTGATGAACATTTGACACAGACCGAAAGCGGGTTGTACTTTCAAGGTGCGCACCCGCTTTTGACGTTGGATAATATGCAGGCAATAATGCCGGACGATTGGGGGCTACAATATCCGGAATGGAATTTGATTTTGCCGTATAAAGCCGGGCAAAAAGTAAAGCATAACAATATATTTTGGATTGCTAAAATAGATAATACCGGGCAGGAACCGACGGCGAGCGATTTTAACGAAGATTACAGCCGGGACGATTACGGAAACCCGTATTGGCGACCATACAACATTTTTTCTGACTTTTTGGAAAGACTGACATTAAACGGAATTGCAACCGTTGTTCAGACTTTTACACAGATTAAGCAGTTGGAAAAGGAAACCCGCAATTTATTGGAAAGAAAAACGTTTTTTGATGGTTCCGGCAGAATCCGGGCTACAATTCAAAATACCCATAAATTAGTAGGATTTGAAATTGTTCCGGTTCGTAGTATGGGGGTAACAACCAAAATTGAGAAAATCGGGCTACAAATGACCGGAGCGACCGGAAAGGTAAGAATGTATTTATTTCATTCGTCGCAGATTGACCCGGTAAAAACATTCGATTTGGATTTTACCGTTACAAATGGCGGCTTTCAATGGTTCCCGTTGACCGATTGTTATTTGCCGTATATCAGCGACGCAAACAACGCCGGGGGTTCATGGTTTCTTTGCTATAATCAAGACGAATTACCCGCCGGGATGGAAGCAATAAACGTATCTAAGGATTGGAGCCGGGAGCCGTGCGGAACGTGCAACATTGGTTCCGTCGAAACATGGCGAGAAATGACAAAGTATTTGCAGGTTTCCCCGTTTAAGGTTGACGCCCCGGAAACATTCGAGCAATACCCGGAATTATGGGACGTGGCTTATACTATGTACACAAATACCCACAATTACGGGCTAAATTGCGAAATAACGGTTGGTTGCGATTTGACCGACTTTATTATTTCGCAACGGCAGATGTTCCAAACCGTTATTCAAAGGCAGGTTGCGGCAATAGGTTTGCGAACGTTAGCAATGAATCCCAACGTTAGGGTTAACCGCAATCAGTCAAATGCAAGCCGCACCGATATTCTGTATGAGTTGGACGGCAATACGTCCGGGGTTCGTCCCGGCGGGTTGGGTTATGACCTTAAAAAAGCGTATGAGGCTTTGCGGTTAGATACGCAAGGATTAGACCGCATTTGTTTGAGTTGTAACAATCATGGCGTTAGGTACAGAACTGTTTAATATATAATTTCAAATGAAAGTTGTATATAATTTCAAAGAATAATTGTAAATGGGAAAAATTGACGACTTATTAAAACGGGTCGTTAAGTTCAACGATGAATTAACGTCCGGGCGGTTAGTGCAAAAAATAATATGGGACAACGAGGCGTATATAATAGATATGAACGCCGAGGAACAATTGTTTGAACAAGGCGTTAACCGTTTGGGCGTTTCAATCATGGATTACGCCCCGTATAGCCCGGTAACAATTGCAATCAAAGAGGCAAAGGGACAGCCTACAAACCGGGTAACGTTAAGGGATGAGGGCGATTTTCAAAGTAGCTTTTATTTGGAAGTTGGCGACAAACAATTTGAAATTAAGGCGGCGGATTGGAAAACCGAGGAATTAATAAAAAAGTATGGACGCCAAATTTTAGGTTTAACGGACGAAAATATTAAAATCCTTATATGGCATTATATTTTCCCGGATTTAATAACAGAGGCAAAAAAAACGATATATGGCAGCGAATAACAAAGCCCCGGTAATTGCGAACCCGGAATTATTAGACAGAATCATTGGAAATATACAAACCGGATTGGTTGATAATTTACCGTGGTTGGACAAAGCATTTGGACGGGCTGAAAGACTTGTTAAATATGACGGGAACCGGAAACGTTATTTTACCCCGTGCGTTTATGTAGGGCGAAACGATTATATAGAAGTAACCCCGGATGCAAATATTGGGAATTTTTCGTTTTTTTGGATTGACGACCCGCAGGACGTTAGTTGGGAATCTGGCGTTTCAATAGGGCTAAAAACCTCGTTTTCCCTTATCTTTTGGTTTGATTTCCGGAAGATATTCAACGATGCGAGCGACCGGAACAAAGAAGCAGTTAAGCGGCAAATATTGGACGTGTTGAACGGAGGCTTTTGGCTGAAACATGGGCGTTTGAAAATAACAAAGGTTTATGAGTTGGCGGAAAATATTTACCGGGGTTTTTCTTTGGACGAAATAGACAACCAATTTTTAATGCACCCGTACGGCGGGTTCCGGTTCTATGGAGAATTAAGTATTGGAGAATCATGTAAATTGTAAGAGTATGAAAGAATTTATTTTTTACGTTATATTGGTCGCAATGTTGGCGGCTTTTGTGCTTACATTATTGCGCAAATGGGGCGTTATTGAATGGGTACAAGTTCACGGGAACGATTTCTTTGCAAAGATGTTTAGTTGCGATTTCTGTTTGTCGTGGTGGACTTGCGTTTTGATTTGTTTCTTTGCGTTGATATTTACCGGGAACCTCTCATTTTTGGGCGTTCCCTTTTGTAGTACAATGATAACACGTGTTTTGCTATGAAAGAATGTATTATAAATAAACATAATGTTGTATTGTATGATAGTATAGACGAATTGCCGATGTTGCGTTTCCACAAGTATAACAAAATGCTTTTGGTTGACGCCGGTGTTGGTTCAGATTTGGCGGATTTCGATAAACATATAGAAAAGGCAATAAGATATGCACACAGCAAAACCCCGCAGTTGGCGGCGGTTGAGTTAGAGAATATGCGCCAAAATGTGTATTTCATACAATCCGAGATTTCGCCCCGGTATTTATCTTTTGCGGTTTTAGTAAAGAGCATTGACGGGAACCCGTGCAATGATTTATCAGACGACGGATTGCAAAAGATAGTTGATTTGTTCGCCGATGTTCCGAACGCAGAATTAACCGCCCATTTGGAAGCGGTTAAAAAAAAAATAGATGAAGAATTGCGGTTGTATTTTCCCCGGATATTTGATGATGCAGCATTAAAAGAGTATTTCGACCAACTGAAAGAAAGAACGGTTATTTTATTGCGCACAATCATAGCCGGGGAAGCAACCGAAACGGATGCAAAAAGAATTGACGAAATTACAGCAGAGTTGATAACGTATTTCAATCCGCAATCATTTTCGGGAGCCGACAGCGTAGAAATACGATACGACAAACAATTTGAAAATATGTGTTTGATATTGTCGCAGAATTTGCACGTTGACCCGAAAAGATTTACCGTATTGGAATATTACAACGCATTTGAGTATGTAAAAGAACAAGCGAGAAAAGCCCAAAAACAGAAAAACGTAAAATAAAGCGATTTCCGGCGTTATTTCCCGGCAGATAATAAAATATACGTTTGAGAAAAGAAAATCGAAATACGGGGAAATTTCCCGAAAATAACTTTAAATAATAGTTGCTATGGCAGATAATAATCCGATAAAGTATAAAGATTTAATCAGCCCGGATAATTCAATTGAGGAACTGATAAAACAATTGACCGAGTTAAAAGACACATATACGGACGCATTGGCAAGTATCAAAGCCGAGGCGATTCAATTGGCGGCTACATTGCAAAAGGTTTCCGGAGCCACGGAGGACGGGCGGAAAAAGACAAAGAAAGCCGCCGACGACGCCGACCGTTTGGCACGTGCGCAAAAAGAATTGGCGTTTGCTGAAAGCGACGCCGCCAAAAAATTAGCGGAGTTGAATTTGGCAAAGCAGGAAGCAAACCAAATAAATAAATTGATTATCAAAATAAATCAATCCGCCGAGGGTAGTTATAACCGTTTATCGGCGCAATATTCATTGAATAAGATTTATTTAAACAACATGACTAAAGCCGAACGGGAAAACACCGAGGAGGGGCGAAAATTGGTTGCACAAACAAAAGAAATATACGAAGAAATGAAACGTTTGCAGGAAGCAACCGGGAAATTTCAATTGAACGTCGGAAATTATACGGAGGCGTCCGACGCAATTATTGCGTATGGCGACAAATTAAAAGAAACGTTAGGTTTAAATAGCGCATTTGGCGAAAGTCTTTTGGCGTTAGGACGTGGCGGGGCTGAAAGTAAAGCCGTTTTTACAGCTATTGGCGACGGGGCAAAAGCATTGGGAAAAACTTTGTTGGGATTACTTTCAAACCCGGTTTTTTTGGCGATTGCCGGAATTGCGGCGGCGGGTGCGGCGTTTAAATGGTGGTACGATTATAACGCCGGGTTAGTTGAGGCAACGAGATTGACGCAACAATTTACCGGGAAAAGTGGCGATGATTTGAAAGCGTTTAGAAATGAGGTGCAAGCCGTCGCAGATTCGTTCGGCGCAGATTTCCGGGAAACATTGATTGCAACAAACGCATTATCAAAACAATTTGGTATTTCTGCAAATGAGGCATTGCAGTTGGTTAAGGATGGTTTTTTGTCCGGAGCCGATGCGAACGGGGAATTTTTAGACACGTTGAAAGAATACCCGGCATATTTCAAAGAGGCTGGAATATCAGCAGACCAATTTGTTGCGATTGTAGCCCAAACAAACAAAATGGGTATCTTTTCGGACAAAGGCGTTGACGCAATTAAGGAGGCAAATTTGCGTTTGCGTGAAATGACGACGGCGACGGCGGCGGCTTTGGACGGTATCGGTATTTCGTCGGAACAAGTTCAAAAAGATTTGCAGACCGGAACCAAAACAACGTTCGATGTTATACAAGACGTTTCCGCAAAATTGGCAGAATTGCCGGATAATGCGGCAACGGTCGGGGCTGCAATTGCAGATATATTCGGGGATCCCGGAGAGGACGCCGGATTGCAGTATTTGCGCACGTTGAAAGATATTTCAACAAACATGGATGAAGTAAAAGGGAAAGCCGGAGTTTTGGCGCAATTGCAGGAGGAACAATTGCAAAGCCAAATTGAGTTGCAAAACGCATTATCCGGATTGTTTGACGCAACCGGAGGAAATTTTGAAACGTTGACAACGCAGGCAAAAGTTTTTGTTAACCAAGGATTGACGGCGATAATAAAAGGGGTTATTGATGTTGTCAATTACTTGATTGAGTTATACAATGAAAGTGTTTTGATACGTGCAATTTGGAATGGGATTGTTGCCGGATTCAAAACAACATTTGATACGTTGGGAAATTTGTTTGGATTCTTTATTGATATAGTCAAAGCAACCGGAACCGCATTAAAGGGGGCGTTTACGTTAGATTTTGACGACGTAAAAAAAGGATTGGCAGATTATGCGGCAGCGTACGGAAATTTGGTTAAAGCCCAAGTTAAAGACATAACAGAAAATTTCCAAGAGGGTTTGGAGGGTATGCAAAAGAAAATAAAACCGTTAACAATCCCGGTTTCTGTTGGAGATACCCCGACGCCACAAACAGACAATAAGCCCGTAACGACACAGAACCCAACCGTAAAGCCAAGGGGTAAAAGCGATGCGGAAAAGGCAGCAGAACAGCAAGCAAAACAAATTGAGGCGGCATACAAAAAGAATTTGGAAGCAACCCGAAAATTGCAGGATGCACAATTGCAGTTGGAAACCGACGAATGGGCAAAGCGTCGCCAACAAACGCAATATCAGTATTCCCGCCAAATTGAGGATTTACAACACCAATTGCAGACCGAAAAGGATTTGAACGAAACCGGACGCCAAGCGATAAACGCCACAATTACGGCGTTGGAACAGCAACAAACCGAGGCATTATTGAAAATCGAACAAGACCGACAATTGCAGGAATTGGCGTTGCAGAAAGAAAGCATTGAATTACGTTTGCAAGCAGTCAAAAAGGGAAGCGAGCAGGAAAGACAATTGCGGATGCAGTTGTTGGAAAACGAAAGACAAACCGCATTATTACAGAACCAACAGAAACCGACCGGGCAACAGCAAGACGCCGGGGCGATTAATGCAAGTTTTGACGCAAAGGGAGCCGGAATTGCGGACGAATATTTGCAAGCGCAATTACAGATATTCGACCAACAACAAGCGTTGGCACAATCGGAGTTTGATTTGTTGAGAAATTCAGAAGCCCGGAAAACTCAATTCCGTTTGCAAGCAGAAAAGGAACGTTTGCAAAAGGTTTTAGAATTAAATCAGCAAGCCGCCAATAAATTGTCTGATGTTGAGGTACAAACAATTCAAAACACTATTAAAAAAATAGACCAAGAAATTGAGCAATCCAAAGGGGAGGAACGAGGAACAGACATTTACGGTTTGTTTGGGCTTAATTTGGACGACGACCAAAAAGAGGCAATTAATACGTCTATGCAATACGCATTGGATGCGTTAAATACATTCACGGCGGCACGTGTTGCCGCAGCAGATGCAGCCGTTGAGCAAGCGGATAAAGAGGTTTCCGCCGCACAATCGGCGTTGGATGCAGAATTGGAAGCAAGGGCAAACGGGTACGCCAATAATGTTGTACAAGCGCAAAAGGAGTTGGATTTGGCAAAGAAAAACCAAGAAAAGGCGTTGAAAGAACAACAGAAAGCGCAAAAACAGCAGGCAGCAATACAAACATTGCAGCAAATCGGAAACATGGTAACAGCAACGGCGTTGATATGGTCGCAATTAGGTTTCCCGTTTGCAATACCTGCAATTGCCGTAATGTGGGCGAGTTTTGCAGCGTCTAAAATCAAGGCGGCGCAATTGGCAAAACAGACCGGAGGAACCGGAGGAACGGAAACATACGGCGACGGTACCGTTGAACTTTTGGAGGGCGGTTCCCACCAATCCGGGGACGACGTGGATTTAGGAACCAAACCGGATGGAACCCGGAGGCGTGCCGAGGGCGGGGAATTTTTCGCCGTTATCAATAAACGTAATTCCCGCCGTTTCCGTCGTTTAATCCCGGACGTAATAAATAGTTTGAACCGGGGAACATTCCCCCAAAAGTACCTTAATGCCTACAATACCGACGGCATTAATGTAACGGTTCAACAAAATAACGCACCGGATTTGCGGGATTTAAAAGACGATGTAAGGGAGATTAAGGAACAAAACCGCCGCCGTCGTTACGTCGATGGCAACGGCAATGTTATTGAGGTTTACAAGAATTTGACACGTAAAATTAAAAATTGATATGAACCCGATTTATAGACATTCATTTGTAAATGTGTTTTTAGCGAACGGGGCGATAAGTCACATAACCGGGAACATAAACGGGAATAGGACAAATTTCTATTATACCCGTACTTTTGTCCCGGTTGGGAATGTGTACCCCCGCAAATTGTTTCAGAATTTCACCACGCAATCCGGGGGCGCATTTTACGATAGCAATAAAAAAATTATCGGCGGTTGGGGGAGCGACCCGTCCGCCACAAATACGGAATTTGACATACCAAGCAATGCCGCATATATCCGGTTTAATGTAATCAAAGCGCATTACGCCAACGGGACGGCATGGTTGAGATTGGGAACGTTGGACGCCCCGAACGTCTTACAAGGTCAAACCGTGCATCCGATTTATAAGGACGATTTGGCAAAGGAGTACGAATTAGAAACCAACCAACGGTTTTATCGTGCCAAATTATCCGGCAAAATTACCTTTGTCCGGGATGATTACGACTATATAAACCGTCAATCGTTCGACAATGAATTTTTGTATTGCATTGAAAAGAGCGACGACGGCGGGCGTACATGGTTCCAATACTTTCAAGGCAAGTTTATGAAAACCGATTGCACGTTTACCGATTACGATAAAAAGGTTGTTGTACAACCGGACGCAATCGACGATTATAACGACGTGTTGGCGGGATTGGAAAAGGAATACAATTTAATAACGTTAGCCCCGACAATCCAACGGATAACGATAAACAAGCGTCCATTAATTCAAATATACGTTCCGGGGGATAGTGTTGTTTCTTGTTTTTTGGGCGGTACGAATTGGGAACAAGACGCAAACGCCACGACCGACCAAAACGCACTAATACAAACCTATCATTTTGCACTATGTAATATTTTGAAAGAAATACAAATTACGTCGCACGGTTCCCCGGCGGTAATATCCGGGCTTTATACCGGGCGAATGGCGACGGGTGCAAGTGCAGACGTTTTCGAGGGAAAATTATACCCGGAATTAAACGTAAATTATTATATCTATATTACGCAACAAAGAATTGACGGTTTACCGTTTGGGGCTGTTGCGGTCGAGATACGCAAACAATCCGATGATACGGCAATGTTTCGTTATACAAAGGTTACAACGTCGCCTTTTGATACATTGGAGTTTGATTTAACCGCTGTTGAGGGTTCCGGCGCAACGGGTACAATGCACGCCGATATGAAAAGTTATAATATACACGCCCGGTATTTGTGCGACGTGGAGAAAATCGACGACCTTAATACATATCCATTGCCCGCCGATGATATAGTTGATAATAACCGTAATTATAGGCGTGCGATTGGTTACGCAATCGACGTGGCGTTTATTTCAAACAACTTTTCAGATACCCCGACCGAGTGGGGATTAGCGGACAACGGAAAGTATTTTGCGCCGCCTTATTCCATATACGGACAAACGTTTTATCCAATCGCCCGGTCAACGTGGCGTTATGCGTCGTTGTGGTTTGGGTTTTATTTGATGGATTGGATATTAGAGGAAAAAGCACGAAAAGCATATACTTTGCGGGATGCGTTCCCGGTTGCGTCTTGTATATCCGTTTTGCTCAATCAGATTGCACCGGGTATAACACACGCAGCCACGGCGGAATACAGTCAATTTTTATACAGCGGTAACAACCCAATATCCGGGTTGAATTTCCGTTTGCTTGTATCACAGAAAACCAATATTATAAACGGGGAATATCAGCAACCCGCACAAAAAGCCCCGACGACCTTACAACAATTTACCAATATGTTACGGGATTGTTTTAAATGTTATTGGTTCATTGAGGACGGCAAATTTAAAATCGAACATATCCAATATTTCCGCAATGGCGGTTCCTATTCCGGCGGGGCTATATTAAGCCACGATTTGACAAAGGAATTGAATTTGCGCAACGGGAAACCGTGGGCGTTCAACACGTCGGAATATTCGTTTGATAAGGTCGATTTGCCGGAACGTTACCAATTTGAATGGATGGACGACGTTACGGCGGCATTTGAAGGGTTGCCGATACAAGTAATAAGCAAGTATGTAACGCCCGGAAAGGTTGAGGAAATTAATATATCAAACTTTACGTCCGATATTGATATGATGTTGTTAAACCCCGGCAATATGAGTTCGGACGGGTTCGCCTTGTTTGCCGCCGTTCCGCCAACGTCCGGGTCGCAATGGATATTACCATTTACCCGCCAAACTATTAACGGGGTCGAATACCTTTTGCAAAACGGATATTTGGCGTTTATCAATCTGCAATCCCCGTATTGGTTATATGATTTACCCGCCCGTCGTGTATCAATAAACGGTTCCGAGGTTTACGCATACGGTATTGAGAGAAAGAAGAAACAAACGTTTAGTTTTCCGGCAAATGACGACCCAAACCCGATGCAACTAATAAAAACGTATATCGGTAACGGTCAAGTTGATAAATTAAGCGTAAATTTGTGTAGTCGAAACATTAAAGCAACGTTGAAATATGATACAGAATAACAATATAAGCGTATTGCCGTGGTACACGTCAATAGAGCAGCAGAACCACCGTAAAAGTTACGCATACGGGCAAATATACCCATTGTTCGCACCGGCTGATAGATTATTGCCGTTTCAGATAATAAGAAATACCCGTTCAAATTCTGTTACGTCTGTTATTCTATATGATAAAACCGGAAAACAAATTGCAAATATAACAACATACATGAGGGAAACCGGATTGCAAGTTGTCTGGTTTCAGTCGTTGGGATATGATGTAATATTATACCCGGCAATATTACCCATGCCGTTAAATCAGTTTGACGGAATTTATTATTTGCGGTTATCTGATGGCGTTCAAACGTGGTATTCTGAAATGTTTACGGTTGTGCAGGACGTTTCCGGTTACTTAAAAATACAATGGTGGGATATTGAAAATTTTGTATTTGACGCCGGGCAAATAGTATATAAAAACCCGGATTTCAAAAATACGTTGTACCTTTGTACCGAGTTGGGAAAGCCGGATTATGAATTTGAAGAGGACGGCGAAGAACGGGACGGGTATTTTTTTCCGGAAAAACAAATATCAGTCAAAACGTTTAAATGTACGATATTGGCACCGGAGTTCCTTTGCGACGTTATGCGTTTTATCCGTATGGCTGATTACATTCATATAACGGATAAATACGGCAGGGAATACGATTGCGACACGTTTTTAATTACCCCGAAATGGCAAACGCAGGGGGATTTGGCGAGCGTGGAAATTGAGTTTAAAACAAATACCGTCGTTAAGAAAATAGGACGTGGATATATTATCAATAATAATGGAGATTTCAACGGCGATTTCAATAATGATTTTGACAACAATTAAATTAATTAGATTATGGGAAATTACGAACAATTAAAACAAGCGATTGCCAACGTTATTAAGACAAACGGAAACCAAGAAATTACCGGGGCAATAATGCAAAACGTGTTGAACACGATTGTTTCAACCGTGGGAGCCAACAGAACCTTTGTTGGCATAGCAAATAAAAATACCAATCCCGGCACGCCGGACGGTAACGTTTTTTATATCGCTTATACGGCGGGGAATTATGTAAATTTCCAATACGGGATGGCAAATTTAACCGTAAACCCCGGCGAATTGGCAATATTATACAACGAGAAGATTAATTGGGGTAAATTTGTTATCGGCATGAGTTCAGACGGCGTTATTGCGCTTGCGGACACAACAAACCAAATCAACGCAACCGGACGTTATGCGTACACGGATACGGGTATTGTAATGGGGTCAAATGCGGGTTCCCAAAAGGTGCGTACATTTTTGGTTGCGGGTCAACCATACCAATTTACATTAACGCCCGTTGGAGGCAACGCATCGGTAAATATACAGGGTATTAAAGCCGACGGAACATTTGGCATTATTGGCTCCATGACGTTAACGCCCGACGGGGCAACGAAAACCGTAACGCCAACCGAAAATTATTACGGGTTTACGATTTTTTACGGTTCCAAAACAACCGCCACGTCTGTAAATGTATTGTTTGAAACTCCGACAACCGGGGGAATGGGTTTGCCGGACGCTTTGGGCGATGCAAACAACTTTTACCCCGACCCGTTTATTGCGGCGGGTTCGAATATTAAAGAATTGGAGGGCGTACAAAATGTTTCCGTTCAAGGAATGCCGGAATATTACGCCGACCGTATTGTTTTGCCTGTGAGTTCGTTTTTAGGGGTTTTATTGGATTTGTCGCAATTCCCATATAATCCAACAACGGATTATCTTAACGCATTAATGAAAATTAGTGCGCCGGGTACAGGTCATTTGTTAAGTGTGGCATTTGACCCTACGACGTCGGGTTCCTTTAGTTCAGCCGTTCAATTAACGACCGACCCGCAATTTGACGGTTGGGTATCTTTTTACAATGTAACCGGACGTTCGACGTTATCCAACTGTTGCCGTGTAACATTCGACAACCGAAAAGGTACACAGCCGTTGACGATTTACCGTTGTATGTTGTGGACGGGTCAAAATGTTGCCCCCTTCGGTATGTTCGCAAAACAGGCGTGGGACGCATGGAACGCATGGAAAAAGGTAAAAGATATTCCCATTAAAACAATTAATTACGCCCCGTATTACAACGAATTTAATTTACAGGGTTCAGCAATGAATGTTGTAAAAACACGCACAACGTTGTCTTATACGGTGAATAAAGCCGGAACTACTGCATTTATTGGATATGATTTCAATTTGGAGGATAGTCCGTTTAAGATTGGCGACGTTATCGGTTACGGTGCGGATAATGTGGTTGTAAGTAGTGCAACAACCGCCGCAATGTATTGCATATTTTACAATGATTCAACCGAGATTTCCCGGTTAGTGTTACAATTAAGTGCAGGCGGTTTTTGTACTCACTCCGGCACAATTCCGGAGAATACAATCCGTATATTGATACGTTTCCAAATTAGTGGCGTTGGTGCGGCAATATCGGTTGGCGACAACTATTTGACAAAAGGCGAAATAAACAAATTGAGCGAATGGGAACGCCAAAGCATAAAGCGCGGGACAACTGTAAACACAACCGCCGCCGTTGTTTACGTGGATGCGGTCAACGGAAACGACACGAACCCCGGCACGACGGAAAGTGCCGCATTAGCGACGTTTGCCGCCGCATTTTCCAAAACAGGCGTTGATACAACAATTATATTGATAGGGGACACGACCGAACGTTTGAATATCAAAACCAAGTCAAACCAACGTTCCGTCCGTCTTATCGGTAAACGTGGATTAGTTAACCGTATCATTTGCGGAACAAAAATTGATAGCGGAACATTAGTTGCGGGTACAACGAACGTTTACCAAACCCCGTTGTCGTCCTTTTCAGATGCCGCCTATTTCCAATTGTTCCAACATGAGGCATTCGACGAAAGTACGTTGATACCGGACAACGAACGCCACCCGTTACAACGTGGGAAAACGTACCGTTGTGATAGCACAAAGATAACCCGTGTTACGTCGTTGGATGCCGTGAAAACGTCCGAGGGTTACACGTTCTTTTATGATACAGACGCACAAATGTTGTACGTCAAAATCAAAGAGGGTACAACGTTAGCCACCAACCCGGTTTACATTCCGGGCGGTTCCGGTATTTCCGGCAATGACGGTTCCGTTGCTTTTGAAATGGTTAATATTGAATGTTGGTACGGTTCAATTTCGTTAAGGTTTTGCCACGGCGGACGGGCGATTGATTGCGCAGCAAAATACGCATTTGGCGGCGGTGCGTGGTCGTGGGAGGCGGCAATTGGTGTGGAATTGATACGATGCGAAGCGGCACGGGCGTTTAGCGGTTCGAGTACCGGGGACGGGTTCAACGCACACAGCACAACGACTGACCCGGCATTGGCGAAACATACCGTTGCAACGATGATTGATTGTTGGAGCCACGACAATAACGACGACGGATATAGCGACCACGAACGTTGCGAAACAACCATTATTGGCGGATTGTTTGAATACAACGTAAAAGCCGGATTAACGCCCGCTTTTGGTTGCCACGATACGATATATAACGCCTATTGCCGTAAACAGGTTAATAACGGTATCGCATTAGTTGGAAGCGCAACGGCGGCGGAGGGCGGCAGAGGTTCGCAAATATTCGTGATTGGTTGCATTTGCGAGAACAACGCAAACAATTATTACGTTTCCGGCGATAAGTCCGGGAAGGATGAAAATTTTGGTAAGTTCGTAAATTGTATATCTTTGAACGGTTCAAAATATGGGTATTTGTGCGGAACGAACGCCCGTATTGAATTGAACAATTGCACGGATAGCGGAAGCCCGACGGCAAAAAGTGGCAACATAGTAGTCAACAACGCCGCATTAGTTGAATAATTAACCGAGGAAAGGGGCGACAATAAAAAGGTCGCCCCGTACCGATTTAACCATTTGGAAAGTATGCAAGAACGTAACATTATCAACGGAACAACCACGGTTGACAACCGCACGGAATTTATGTTGTGCGAGATTATAAAGCAATAACCAAAACGGGGGCGGTTTACCGCCGCCCCTTAACTCTTTATTTATGGACGATATGGATAAAATTTTTAGTTGGGAACAATGGCGTATGATATTCGCCACGACCGCAAGCCCGTTATTTGCATATCTGACCCCGACGGCGGGGTTTATGTATGCGTTAGTTATTATGTTTGCGTTCAACATTTGGGCGGGAATGAGGGCGGACGGCGTGGCGATAAGGAATTGCAAACGCTTTTCGTTCCATAAGTTTAAGAACGCATTGGCGGAATTGCTTTTGTACGTCGTTATTATACACGTCATTTATTCCGTTATGTTTCAATGTGGCGACGACGGGGCGGCAATGATTGTTATTAAGTCGCTTACATACGTGTTCATGTATGTATATTTGCAAAATGCGTTTCGCAACTTAATTAAGGCATACCCGAAGAAAATAGCCTTACGGATAATATACCATGTTATCCGGTTGGAATTTACACGGGCGTTGCCGTCTTATTGGCAACCAATAATCGAGCGTTTCCAAAAGGAAACCGATGACGATATTATTAACGATAAAGAAAAGGAGGTAAGAAAATGAAACCTATTGTTATTTTAGACAACGGACACGGCGAAGAAACCGCCGGGAAACGTTCCCCGGTTTGGGGCGACGGTTCCCAATTGTTTGAATGGGAGTTTAACCGTGACATTGTACGCCGTATTGCGGCGATGTTAAAAGCCGATGGCGTAAAGTTTGAAATTTTGGTACCGGAGGAAACCGACGTATCATTACCGGAGCGTTGCCGCCGTGCAAACGTTATCCATGCGGATTGCGGCAACAACGCCGTTTTGTTTAGCGTTCACGGGAACGCCGGAGGCGGCACCGGGTGGGAATGTTATACCAGCGTAGGACAAACGAAAGCGGATGCAATCGCAACCGTACTTTGTAATGAGGCGGAAAAAGAGTTTGCCCCGGATGGTTGGAAAATGCGCTTTGACCATACCGACGGCGACCCGGACAAAGAAAACCAATTTTACATTCTGAAACATACGGTTTGCCCGGCGGTATTATCTGAAAACTTTTTCATGGATACCGAAAAAGATTGCCGTTTTATGTTGTCAGACGCCGGGCGTGAACGTATTGCAAAAATTCATTATGAAGCGATAAAACGTATCTTATGAAAAAATATTTAATAATAGCGGCGATTGCTTTGGCGGTTGCCGCCGTTGTCACTATATGGGTGCAACGTTCCCGGATTAATACGTTGACCGGGGAAAGGGACAAATACAGAACCAACACGGAAACGTTATTGCAGGAAGTTTCCCGATACCAAACGAAAGATAGTTTGAACGCCGCAAAAGTTGGGGTTTTGGAACTGAAATTGTCAGAGTTTGAAAGATACCGGGCGAGCGATGCGGAGTTGATAAAGACGTTGCAGACAAAGAACCGGGAGTTGGAACGGGTTACAACAACCCAAATGGAAACAATCAACGAATTGCGGGCAACCGTCCGGGATAGTGTTGTATATTTGCCCGGCGATACGGTTACGACCGTTGTACGTTGTATTGAGTATTCCGACAAATGGGTTGACTTTGACGGATGTATTATAAATAATACGTTTTCGGGCAAAATTATAACACGGGATAGCCTTTTAATAACGGAAACTGTGCAATATAAGCGTTGGTTAGGTTTTTTATGGAAAACAAAACGGATAAAAAATCGTGAATTTGACATTGTTTCAAAAAATCCACATACAAAAATTACCGGGTTTGAGGTTATAACAATCGAAAAATAACTATATTTGCGGCAAACGGGGATAGTTCGGAGTAGCTACCGGATGAAAAAAGATGCAACCACTTTTCCCCGTTTCCTTTTTTTGGTTGCTTACTTAAATGGTTGTATAATGGAAATTTGGAAAGATGTACCCGGATATATAGGGCTGTATAAAGTGAGTAATTACGGGCGTGTAAAATCCGTTAATAAACAATTAGTTTTGAAAACATGTGGTTCCGGGAATAGATATAAAACCGTTGCTTTATGTAATGGGATGCGCAAAACGTTTCGAGTACATAGATTAGTTGCGGCGGCTTTCATTCCGAACCCGGACAACAAACCATGTATCGACCATATCGACGGCGACCGAGCCAATAACCATGCGGACAATTTGCGTTGGGTTACATATATGGAAAATAACAACAATCCTATTACAAAAAAAAGATTGAGTGAAAACAACGCTAAAAATATGCAAGGTAAAAAGGGTGCATTGCATCCAAATTCAAAACCTGTTAGAATGATGAAAAACGGGGTTTGTCTTAAAATATACCAATCTATACATTTAGCCAAAAAGGACGGGTTTAGCGATACACTAATAATCCGATGTTGTAAAGGGCGTATGAAAAAACATAAGGGCTATAATTGGGAATACGCATAATAGATATAGCAAGGGATTGTAACCAAGCGTTGCAACCCCGTTTTTGTTTTTGCCCATTTTTAGCCCCGTATTTCGATTATTTTGTTTGAATGGATAAAGTACCCACCCCGGCAAATAAAGTGGCTTAAAATGAAAATTCGCCAAAAATAACTTTACAGGGAGCCAAAAGAAACTTTTTTTATCCGCAAATCGAAAATAAAAGAAAATTCTTTTGGTAGTTAAAATAAAATGCCATATCTTTGTGCCATGTTAATAAAACGACCGGGCGTTTTCCCGGCAACAAAAAGAGCGATACAATGAAGCCCGAAGATATTTACAACGGTTTGGAATATACAACAAAAGAAATTAACCGTACTTTCAAAATCAAAGTAAACGGCTTGTTCAACGGCAAAAAGATTAACACGTTGGTTGGCGTTTTCGGTTTGATTAAGTTAGTAGGCGTTGAAATGGCGAACAAATTATTGCGCCGTGCTTTCCGTTATGTCAAAGACGCCGAACATTGTAAGTTGCGCCGGGGTTTGAAAATATCCTTTTATTATTACTAATCCGACCGGGCGGGTTCCCGGAACCAAATAAATTTCAAATATGGAAACAAAGAAAAGAACACAGGCGACGGACATTGCCGAGATTGCAACCAAGTTAGACGGCAAAGTTAAATTTTCGTCAATCATTTACAGCCAACAAATGTTGTCGGAGAAATACCGGGAAACAGGGGTAAACGATATGTATTTTATCGGCAAAAAATTTGGGTTGTGGTTTTATACAAGCCGGGCGGCATTAGATAACCTTTGTTATCTGCAAAACCCTAAATTCCCGACGTGGGTATTGTGCGAAAATTCATTGAGTTTGTACGAAATAAGATAATAACCCGCCGGGGGTTCGCCCCCGGCACAATAACAAAGATTATGGCAAAGTATATTTTGAGCAAGAAAGCGAAAGGCAAAAAGTATCAATACACCGTTACCGACGAAAAAGGCAACGTTATTTCAACAAGAACGTCCGCCCGTGATTATGTGGCGTGTACCGCCAACGGCGAATTTTATTTTGGGCGGTTGGACTTAATCGGCAAAGGCGACCACGGCAAAGGGTTGAGCCGCACGACGGAAATATTGGCAAACCCCGAACGGGCGTATAAAAAGCAAGTTGCGTACTTTGTGCCGTCTTATCGGAAAGAATGGATTGCCGAGAACCCCGCCGACGAATGGATTGCCCGCAATGTTAATTGGGCGACCGAACGCCAAAAAGAATTAAACGCAATCGCATATTTACAGCCGGGGGAATAACCCCGGCTTTGCCTGTTATGGATATACGATTGACAGAGGAACAACGGGAAATATTGAGCGGTCGAATTTGCCCGTATTGCCACGTTCCGACCGAGTACAAAAATAGTATTGAGGTTTACGGCGTTGATTATGGAATGATTTATTATTGTCCCCAATGCGGGGCGTATGTGGGTGTTCATAAGGGAACCGACCGGGCAAAGGGTCGATTGGCAAACGCCGAGTTGCGCCGATGTAAGATTGAAGCGCACCGATATTTTGATGAGTTGTACAAACGTGGACTAATGAAGCGACGGGAGGCGTACAAATGGTTATCCGACCAATTGGGATTACCCCCGGAATATACGCATATTGGAATGTTTAACCCCGAAACGTGCGCAAAGGTCGTGGACGTTTCAAAAAAGTATTTATTAACCATGCGATTTGCATTAAGACGACAGGATAAAATAAAAGCGCATTTTGAACCCAACGGGGACGAAATGTTGAACCGGATAAAAGAGAGTTTAACCCGGTTTTTTGCCGCCGACCGTTCGGAGTTCCCGGAGGGATACCGGGAAATTGAGGACTGTTTTAACCAATTGCCGGGGGAACCATACCCGACCATTGCAATAAACGACGTCGGTAACGACGACCGAATGATTGAATTTTATGTTACCGGAAAACAATACGACGTTTACCACGTCGCATTTAAGGGGTTTACAAAGGGTTAAGATATGGAAAGCGTAATTATTGAGGAAATGAGGGCGTTCTTACGATTGGATTTGCCCGACCGACAAAGACAATATTTTACCGATACAATCGCCGCCGCAAAACGTGTTGAGGTCGTAAAAGCGGCGGACGTATTCGACGAACGGGAAATTGAATTGATACGCCGGACGGTTCGCCCGGTAGTCAAAGAGTGTTATAAAAATGCGCATTTGCTGACGTTGTTATTTCCCGACCGGGTGCAATACGTTGAGGGCAAAACGAACGTATTTATACCAATCGACCACGCATTTAACCGGGTCGGGAATAAATATATTGACATTACGTTTGAGTTCGCATTGGGGTTTTTAGACCCAACGCAATACGAATATGTGGCGTTTGGGGAATATCCGGCGGGCGTTATTGAGGAAATAACCGACCAAACGGGATATTATGGCAATATATACCGATTTTGTTATTGTGCGGCGCAAATGGCGTTGGAAAAGATGAACCCCCGGACCTAACAGATACGCCGGGGATTCGGTACGCAGTAACCGAGAGCGATTTTTGGTAATGCGGTATTGCAAAGGTAGGTTAAAAATCCTGTTATCCAACGTCCCCGGTAAAAATGATTTGAGAAACAAAGATTATATTTTTGGAAAATAGATAAATAAAATACTATTGCATTTGCAAAACCAAAAATAATATCTATATTTGCATCTGTCTCTTATACACATCTCCGAGCCCACGAGACATGCGCAGATCTCG